GACAATTTTCACCTGCCTGCGGGCACAAAATCAATCTGGATAATCTTCACTTCACCGCTGATGAACTTCGGTCGCTGAATGAACTTATCGTAACTGCTGTTCTTGAGGCTCCGCCTTTGAACTCCTTCCATACCCTGGTGACAGGTATAAAGAATGACAAGAGAATCGGTATCATACCGGGAACCTTCGGACTCATCCTGAAAGCCGCTCAGAGCTGCGATCCTGTTGCTCAGTGCCATGAAGCCGAAGCCATTGAGAAAACATGGGAACCTAAGTATCTGGAGTTCATAAACGATATGTGTATTGATGAGATAGAGAACTCTTTAATGAGGCTTTATATCGATTGCGCAAATCCTTATGACCTGACCAAGACTCAGATATTCTCATTCATTGCCGGTATTTATGCCACGGATCTTCCGAAAGAGGTACTTCGTTATGCATGGTTCGGTAACACTGCCGCAAGAAATACTCCTCTGGGCGTTCTCACTCCGGGCGTTGATCCTGCATTCTTTAATGTACTTAACGGTTTCTGGCAGCAGATGGCTGTTATCTATGCAGCTAATCCGCTGCAACTTCAGGCATTTCCCGGCAATACTCAGGCAAATTACGCACTTCAGCAGTCAGTCGCAACTCCACTCCTGAGTTACAACGCTGTAAATGCTTTGATTGATGCTGCTCCTTCCGAACTGGTACAACAGCCGGACAGGGTTCTGCTTGTCACTCGTTCAGTTATGGACCGTCTTCGCAGACAGCTCCAGGCATTGGGAACCGCATTTCAGGATTATAAACTGATGGTCAACGGTCTTGAGTTTGCTACATGGGACGGAATAAGAATCGTAAGTATTCCTTTATGGGATCAGTTCATAAGGACTTACGAGAACAACGGTACCAAATGGAACGATCCTCACAGGGTTGTTTATACGACTGTTTCCAACCTTAATATAGGTATGGCTTGCACATCACTGTTTGAAAACATAAATTCCTTCTATGATCCAAGAAGTCGTTATAACCGTATCGAAGCAGTTGACGCTTTCGATGCTAAGATTATAGACGACAGATTGTTAATGGTTGGAAGATAATACTTACGACTATGACAATAGGATGTAATCAAATAGTTGCCTGCATTCTCAAAAACTGTGAGAATCTGGTGCCGGGGATAAAGGACAAGGCTTATCTTATTAACTATGATTGTGTTGATAAGGATGCTTCAACGTTTGATGCCAACAATCCATTATGGCTGACTCAGCTGGCATTGAAAACGCTCTCTCCTCCATGTTATGCTTTTTGTATTGAAGGTTACAACTTCTCGAATGAGCATAAGGTGACGATGGTCAAGAAGACTTATCAGAAGACATGGGATCACTCGTTTGTATTCCGGCTTTTTGATAATACTCCCGAAGATAAACTATGGATCGAAAACCTGAAAGATTCGAGATTCGTGGTTATCATTGAGAATGTCTATAACAAGCAGGATGCCACCCTGGGAAATGGAAGGACGGTCTTTGAAGTGTTAGGATGGGACTTTGGTCTTGAACTTAATGCTGCTGAACGTGATGCCAACTCGGATGAGATGCTTGGCGGATGGCTGCTGACAACCGGGACATCAGATAAGATGAAGGAATCTTCTGTACCACTGAGTTACTTTGTTGGTGGGTCAATAACTGCCACGAAGGCCGCACTGCACTCATTACTTGCTCCTTGCTGCCCTGCTGGTACTGCTCATTAATAGGTGCGGTGTGAAAAGCCGCATCTTTTTATATGATTATAGATGATGTTCAGTCGTTTTCGAGGGACTTCATAAACTTTAAGCCTTTTCGCACATCGGGGCGAAAGGCAAAGATAAGAGAAGCCTATAAATTATTAACAGGTAAGAATTTCAGGGTATCCTGTTCAACCTGTTACATTGAGGCTTTAATGTTAATAGTTAATTCACAACCAATGGCATCGAGAAATTACGAATTAAAAAGAGGTGTATTGCTTCAAGCATTTGGTGATGCTTCAAAGACCTGCACAAATGACACACTCACGGATGAGTTGGCAGAGTGGTATATGAAAAATCAACCTGAGAAGATAATATATTTCTCCAAACTACCCCCCTGGTATAAGGTGGTAAGTACTCCGGAAACGGGGCCGGCAAAGTTATTTCAGACAAATCGTAATTTTGCACGGAGAAATATTAATGAAACAAATATAGTTAAGGGTTCATCGGAACCTCCTAAGATCGTTATCATACCTCCAAAAGTTACCGAAGCTCCTAAAGTTATCGAGGCTCCTGCTGAACCGGTCGCAGCAGAACCTAAGAAGATTGTCAGGAAAACCAGTAAAGCCAGGAAATAATGAGAGTATCCGCTACAAAAACAGCACCACGGGTTGAGCGGAACAGTTATATTACTTCTAAAAGGATAAAGGGATATGGCTCTGGCAATGACTATCCTCAGAAAGTACTTGAGATAATTAACTCCTCCGGCACCGGAAGGACTTGTATGGATATTTATGTCAAGTTCGTTGAGGGCGGAGGCTTTACTGACCAGTCGCTTGCTGAGTCAATTCTTAATTCAAATAATGAACGAGCTAACTCACTCCTGAGAAAAGCAGTCAAAGATTTAAAGAACTTCAATGGCTTTGCTATCCTGGTCAAGTATAACGGTATGGGATTGCCTTATGAATATTTTAATATCCCCTTTGAACATTGCCGTCTGGAGATTGAAAGCACAGGAACCAAGAATAAATACACCGGCAGGATAGCCGTTCACCCGGACTGGACAAATCAGACAGGAAGGCGTTTTGATATACGGGATGTTGATTTTATTCATAAATACAACCCTTTGACGGTTATTGAAGAGATGATTGAAGAGGGAGGACCGGAGAATTACTTAGGGCAGATTTATTACTTCACTGCTGACGGAGATTTTGAATATCCTATCAGTCCTTTTGATCCCGTTATTACCGATATGCTAACGGAGGAGAGTGTTTCAACTGTCAAGCACCGTAACGCTAAGTTTAATTTCCTTCCCTCTGGAATCTTGGTAAGAAAAGGCATTAAGCCACGAACGCTGAATGATGGAGCAGTTGACCTACATGATCCATATAATCAAGAGCAGATGGAGAGTGCTGAGAACATCAAGCGGATGCAGGGTGATGAAAACGCATCAAAGATTTGGGTAGTTGATGTTGATGCTGACGAGGAGAAACCTGAGTTCATTGATTTCACGGCAAAGAACTATGACCGGCAGTATGAGGTAACTGAGAAAACCGTTCAGGATAACATAGGAAAAATGTTCATGATCCCGCCGATATTGAGAGGTGTGGATATTGGAGCAGGCTTCGGAGCCGATCTTGTCACAAATGCTTATAATTTTATGAACTCTGTAACGGGTAATGAACGAAGAATGCTGGAGGTAGCTTTCAGTGATATGTTGGATCTTTATTACTTTCAGTTTGCGGATTACTCAGTTATGCCAATAGAATATGTCGTACCACAAGTAATACCCTCAGTAGTATGATAACGCTAGTACAAAAATCGGATTTAGACAATTATAAATACATAGCGGATAGTGTCAAGAACTCCGCCAGTTGGCCTCAGTTTGTTTCAGAGGCACAGATGCTGGATGTTAAGGTTTGGCTCACGGATGCTTTACTGAATGAACTGGTGACACAGGAATCGTTAGGAACGACAACTGTTTTAAATCAGGCACTACTTGATGGAGGTTCTTACATATATCCAACTCCGGCTACTGTAAATTCCAGAACATATCTATTTCAGGGACTAAAGGCTTGTATAATGTATTATGCTTTTGCTAGATTTACAAACAGAACACCTTATAATTATACGGCAGCGGGAATAGTGATTAAGGATAGTGATCTTTCCACTCCGGCAAGTGATAAGCAGGTACAACGGCTAGAGACAGAAGCGAGGCTGACGGCAGATGCTATCAAGTGTGAGGTTATAACTTATTTAAACAGGAACCATACGTCTTATCCATTGTGGGATGATAAGGGTTGCGGGTGCGGGAGCTGGTGTACGGACAAACGTCCATTTATTGTAATTGGAGATTAATTAAAATTAAACGATATGCAAACACATGGAATGTTAAACATAGTATATGAGAAGGCCATTGATCTTTCAACCGGTGATTTCACTGATGAGAACGGCTTTTTTGTTCGTTCTGGCACTGATGGTGTACTTAAATATTGCCCTTTAAATAATAAGTCAGATGCGGAGTCTATCACTAAAACGATAGAGGCTTCGGCTTACTTTATTGATCCTGTTATTTGCAGGAAGGTATTCAGGCTCGTCACTACTCCTGATGCCTCATTTTATGCTGGTTACGGTGTATAGTCATGGCAATAGTAACGAGAAGAAAAGGGGACGATATACCGCTATTAATTTCACTTACAGACAGTAGCGGAATAGCTATTAACATCACAAATTTAGCTCAGTTATATGTTTATGTTATTCAGACAGCGCAAGGAACAATTTTAGCCAAATTTAATAAAGGTGGGGTTGGGGGCTTTGAAGCCTTAGTTGTCATTTCAGCAACCTCTTATCGTGCAGATATATTATCGGGTACTACGAAAAAGGCTACAACAGGAGATTATCATGTTGATATTAATGTTGTGGAAACGGACGCAGATTATGAAAGTAATCAAAAGAACACTATCGGCATTGATGCGATATTTACGCTGAAGGAATCAATAAGTAAAACAGTATCAAGTGGCTGATATAAATGTAACATTGGTAATTAGTGATGGTATCACTGTAGGCGTATCAGTAGGTACATCAGCCAATGACATGGTTAAATATAATTCCGCTGACTTAGCAGCCGGTTATCTTTCAGATAAGGTTGTGGCGGGATTAGGAATAACTCTGAGTGAGGGTTTAGGAGCTGATGCTGATAAACTTAAAATCACAAGTACAGCATTAGGCACGGATGAAAAAGTAAAGTACGATACCAATGATGCTGCTGCCGGATTTTTGGGAGCAAAGATAGTAGCAGGTATAGGTATATCACTTGCTGAGGGTATAGGTGGTGATGCCGATAAACTTGTTATAACTTCTACTGCTGTCGGAACTGACGAAAAGGTAAAATATGATGCTGGTGATGGCGCAGCTGGTTATGTAGCTGATAAGATTGTTGCAGGAACTGGGATTAGTATTGCCGAGGGAGCAGGGCCACTTGAGAATAAGTCGGTAGTTACCAATTCAGACTTAGGTTCAACGGCCGTATCAGGACATAATATTGCCTTTAATCATGGTAATATTCATGCTCTTAATGCCGATGCAGAGACATCGACAAGCATTATAAATTTAGGAATAGATGAAATTGAGTTTGCAGTAATTAAATCTTACATGATATGAGTTTAGCAGCAGTAAATTTACCAAAGTACGCTACCGTT